TTTCAATAAACAAAAATTGTCAGGATTCACTGGTAACAGTACTAGATTCGATGCAGGTGCTGATGCAACCTTATACACATCAGTAGATGTTTACGCTTCTGACTTCGGTCAACTTCAAGTAGTACCTAACAGATTCTCTAGAGATAGAGATGCTTGGGTATTAGACATGGATTATTGGGGAGTAGCTTTCTTAAGAGACTTTTCAATGCATGAATTGTCAAAAACTGGAGACTCAGAGAAAAGACAACTAATTCTAGAAGCGACTCTAGAATCTAGAAATGAAGCTGCAAGCGGCTGCGTAGCTGACTTAACAACTTCATAATAATATAACAAATGCGTAGGCGGGTAACCTCAAATTCTACCCGCCTTGCATCCTAATTAACATTGAAGTCTTGAGAGGGGTTAAAGGCGGAACAATGAGGAAACAAAATGAGAACATTAAACGACTACTTTTTACACGCAGCAATCGCAGACATTAGTACAGCATCATCAACATTCGTGCCTGTACCTGATGGAGGCAAAGTAATAAAAATTATAACTGCTCTTCAAGGAGCAATTGGTACAGCTAATGGCGGAATTTCTTTTGAAATTGGTGGAACAGCAATAACTGGTGGCGGGATTACAGTAACACAATCTGGATCTGCTGCTGGAGATGTTGATACAGCAGAACCAACTGCAGCTAACGAAGTTGCTGAAGATGGAACTATTGAAATGATAACTGACGGAGCTTCTAGCAACACAGTTAAACTCAACGTAACATTTGTTATAAGAAGATAATTAATTCAGGGGATGGAAACATCCCCTAAACAAAAGGAGAACAAAATATGAACTATGGTTTAAGACATGGGACTGTGCATAAGCTAACTTCTGGAAGTTCATCTTCTGCAAGTTCAGCTTTTTCAGCTAATATAGAATATATAAGAGTTGTAGGCACTATTGCTTGTCATATACATATAGCAGTATCACCAACAGCAACTACAAGTACTACTTATTTACCTGCAGGAGAAGTTGAAGTTATTAAAGTGTCAGCTGGAGAAAAGATTGCAGTATTAAGAATTGGTGGTTCTGACGGAGAATTATACGCTACAGAATTAACTGAATAATGGGTAAAGTAAGAGCAACCGAATGGAATGCTGATGCTAGTAGAACTCGTTATATACAAGAGTCTGATGGCAAACTAACAGTTAATAATCAGCAAAACTTAAATCCTTTATTAGAAAGGAATAAGAAACTTTATACTCATAATGATGGCTATACAGCCTCAAGAGATATGAGACGGATTGCTAGTGTCCCTCCAATCATACTACAGATTTGGACTAAAGAATATAATGGGACTAATAATTGGTGGGCTTTACCTAAAGAAACACAAAAAAAAATAATGAGAACTAAACTCAACAGTAGTGATTTTAGATACTTTAAAACTTCTGAAGGAAGATTATAATGGCATTAAATACTTATGCAGCTTTAAAAACAGCTATCGCTAATTGGTTAAATCGAAGTGATTTAACAGATGAGATCGCTGATGATTTTATTAAACTTACAGAAGCTGATTTCAATTCAAAATTAAGAATAAGACAGATGGAACAAATAGATACAATAACTATTGATTCAGAAACTGAAACTGTTCCTACTGGTTTTATTGGAGTTAGATCATTTTATATTTTATCAAGTGATACTAAATATACTTTAGAATACATTACACCCCATAATTTATTTGAAATAAGAGGAGGTTCTAGAACTGGTAGACCTCGTTCTTATACTATTGAGGCAGACAATGAAACAGAACAATTCAGATTTGGTCCTAGTCCTGATACTACTTACACTGGTTATTTATCATATTATAAAAACTTTGAATCTCTTAGTTCCTCTAGTGCCAACTCAAGTAATTATATTTTAAGCAATCATCCTGGAATCTATTTGTATGGTAGTCTTTACCATGCATCCAATTTTATTGGAGGAATAGATCCAGAACAAAAACAGAATTGGTTACAAATGTACATCGCAGCTCTTGAAAGATGCGAGAATAACGATAAACAAGATAACTATGGTGGAGCACCTGTAGTTCAAAGAACAGATGTGCAAACTGATTTATCTTTCTATAGGCGGAAATAATGCAAGTACCTTTTGGAGAATGGTTACCTGATATACCTGATCATTTAAATAAAGGAGCTACAACTGCAACTAATGTATTCCCTGCAGCAGTTAGCTATAAACCATTTAAAGCATCACAGCAAAAATCTAATGCTTTAGATAGTCAATGCTTTGGTGCATTTTCTACAAAAGACAATAGTGCAAACGTCTATACTTTTGCAGGAACAAAATCAAAATTATACAAATTATCTGGCGAAACATTTTCAGATGTAAGTCAAGCCAGTACTACATACAATGCAGGAGCTGATAACTTCTGGTCATTTTCTAACTTTGGAACAACAGTTGTTGCTTCCAATGGAGAAGATACTCCACAAAAATTTGTAGTAGGAACTTCTAGTGTATTTGCAGATCTAGGTGGTTCCCCACCTATTTTTACATTTTCTGCAGTGATTAGAGATTTTCTTGTAGTAGGAAGAATTAAAACTGTTAAAAATAGAGTTCAATGGTCTGGCATTAATGATGTTGAAACATGGACATCAGGTACTAAACAATCTGATTATCAAGACTTAGCAGATGGTGGTGAGATTACAGGTATAGTCGGAGGCGAGTATGGTTATATATTTCAAGAAAACCAAATAACTCGTATGGACTATGTGGGTGGTACAACAGTATTTAGATTTTCAGTTATATCTAAAAACAGAGGTGCTATCTTTGCTAAAGCAATAACACAAGTAGGTAAAAGAGTTTTCTTTTATGCTCAAGATGGTTTCTTTGAAATTGATGGTGAAACTATTAGACCAATAGGACAACATAAAGTTAATGATTATTTTGAAAGTAATTTATCTGCAGGCTATCAACAAAATATTATAGCTTCTACAGATCCATTAAATCATTTAGCAATATGGTCTTATCCTAGTACTGCTGCTACAACAGGAGTTCAAGATCGTTTACTTATTTATAATTATTCTGTTAATAGATGGTCTGTAGTAGAAACAGCTGCTGAAATGATTTTTTTACAATTTTCAGAAGCTTATACAGTTGATACATTAGATAACGTATCAAATAGTTTGGATGATTTAAATGTATCATTTGATTCTAGATATTGGTTAGGTGGAGTTGTTAATTTTGCAGGTTTTGATGGTGATCATAAACTTATTCAATTTGATGGAGATACTTTAGCAGCAACAATTGAAACAGGAGAAATAGAACCATCACCTGGAAGACGATCAACTGTAACAATGGTTAGACCAATAGTAGATGGAACATCTACAGCACGAGTAACAAGTCGTGCAAGAGCAGCAGATTCAGGAACAAGTACTAGCTATGCTAGTTTGCAAACAAATGGAGATATACCTGTTAGATCTTCTGGAAGGTATCATAAAGTTGGAGTTGCTATAGCAGCAGCTGCATCTTGGAATGATGCTCAAGGAGTAGATTTAATAGCAGTATCAGCAGGTAATCGATGAGTGATACAATAGATATAGATAATATAAGATTTGCATTTTCAGAAACTGACTACTTTCAAAGAGAAGTAGAAAGATCTGTTAATGAATTAATACTAAAAAACAACCAGGAAAATGACAAAGCATTTATCTGGTTTATGGGAGGATAATAAATGGCAGGATCATATATAGGCAAATACGATACAACAGCTGCTAATAATACTGCAACAGGCACAGGTTCGGTTAGTATAGCTGAAGGTATGCTGCCTTCTAATGTTAATAATGCTATGCGTGATATTATGGCGGACATTAGGCAATGGTATAATTCAGCTGAATGGATTGAATACGGAGATGGAGCAGGATCATATACACCTGCTTATGCATCAGGAACAAGTTTTACAATTGCAGGTGCAGATGTAACTTCTGCTTACCATGTAGGTAGAAGAGTTAAAGCAGTAGGTTCGTCTACAGGAACAATTTACGGATCAATTACTGCTACAAGTTTTTCAACAAATACAACAGTTACAGTTTCTTGGGATTCAGGTTCACTATCTAGTGAATCTTTAACAATTTATATTGGTATTACAAGTGCAACAAACACTTCAATGCCAGAAACTCCATCTATTACTGGAGATTATACATTAGATGTATCAGGCGATATTATCCTAGATGCTGATGGCGGAGATGTATTCTTTAAAGATGGTGGTACTACCTTTGGAAGTGCTACTAATTCTTCAGGTAATTTAATTATTAAATCAGGTACAACAACAGCTTTAACATTTAGTGGAGCTAATGCTACCCTTGCTGGAGATTTAACAATCTCTGGTGATGATTTAACAATGGGTACTAATACTTCAGGAATGTTATTAGTAGCTGATGGTACAAATTTTAATCCAGTAGCAGTTAGTGGAGATGTTACTATGGCTTCTAATGGAGCAGTAACAATTGCTTCAACAGCTGTAGAAAATTCTATGTTAGCTGGATCTATTGCTGATAGCAAATTATCTACAATTTCAACAGCAGATAAAGTTGCTGGTGGAGCTATTCAAATTGATAGTGGTACTGATGGTACATCTATTACATTAGCAGATACAGATAAATTTTTAGTTGATGATGGTGGTACAACAAAATATGTTAATGCCTCTCAAATTAATAGTTATGTAAGTGCTTCCGTTGCAGCAGACGATCTTGGATCTGGTGATGCCGCAATTAATCTAACAACTTCATCTGGCAATATTACAATTGATGCAGCAGCTAATGATAGTGATATTATATTTAAAGGAACAGATGCAACTTCCGATATTACAATGCTTACATTGGATGGAAGTGAAGCAGGACACGCAACTTTTAATAGTCACGTATCTGTTGGTGGATCTAATAACGAATTAAGATTTTATGAAGGTGCAAACTATATAGGTTTTGAAGCACCCGCTTTATCAGGAGATCAAATATGGGTATTACCTGCAGCAGATGGATCTTCGGATCAAGTATTAAAAACAGATGGCTCAGGTAATTTAGGTTGGGCTTCTGTTACAGGTACAATTACTGCTTTAAATAATCAATCAGCTAATCGATTAACTACAATCGGTTCAACAACAACACAGTTAGATGGTGAAGCAAATTTAACTTTCACAGGTTCAGCATTAACTTGTATAGGAACAATTACAGTTGGTGTAGATGACACAGGACATGACGTTAAGTTCTTTGGTGCAACAGCTAGTAGATACTGGTTATGGGATGAATCAGCAGATGGTGTAGTACAACAAGGTACATTAACTGTTGGAGTTGACGATACTGGATATGATGTAAAATTCTTTGGAGCTACAGCAAGTGCTTATATGCAATGGGATGAATCAGAAGATGATTTAATCCTAGGTGGTGCTGCAAGAATAGTTGTCCCAGAAGGACAATTAGTATTAGGTAGTACAGCTGTAAGTTCAACTGCAGCAGAATTAAATTTATTAGATGGTGTTTCAGGATTAGTACAAGCAGATCTAACTAAATTAGCAGCAGTTAATTCTACAGACGCAGAACTTAATATATTAGATGGTTCAGCTAAATCTACATCTTCAATTACATTAGCAGATACTGATGCTTTAATTGTTATAGATGGGAATACAACAAAACAAATTCCTGTTTCAGATATTAAAACATACAATCCAGGTGGAACTGCATGGCAAGCTGTTGTTACAGGTAATACAACAATGGTTTCTGGTAGAGGTTATTTTGTTAATACAACTTCAGCTGCAATTACAATGACATTACCTGCATCTCCTTCATTAGGAGATAGTGTAACGGTTATTGATTATGCAGGAACAGCAGATTCAAATAATATTACGATAGGAAGAAACTCTCAAAAAATTCATGGAGCTTCTGAGGATTTAACAGTAGCAACAGAACGAGCTGCCTTTACATTAGTATTTACAGATTCTACTCAAGGTTGGCTCTTAACGGAGAAATAATAAATGGCTGATTATAAAGCTATCAAGGGCTGGACTATTCAAACAGTTTCTAGTGATCCTAGTAATCCTATTAAAGGACAGGTGTGGTATAATTCAACACTTGGAAAATTAAGAGGTGCTAAATTAGCTGCTGGTGCTTGGAGCACAGGAGCTAATGTAGGAACAGCAAGAGCTAATCCAGAAGGTGCTGATAGATCAACACCATCCGCAGGTTTAATTTTTGGTGGAAGAACAAGTGGATCAGCAGGTGGTGGAGATACAGAAGAATATAATGGAACAGCTTGGTCTGAACAAAATGATTTAAATGTTAATCGTTGGCGAGGTGGTGGTGCTGGAACTCAAACAGCAGGATTTAGTTTTGGAGGATCAACAGGACCTACAGCTCACGTTGGAACAGCAGAGACCTATGATGGTACAAGCTGGACTGAAGTTGGCGATCTTACTTCTACTACCAGACCTAATACAGTAGGATTTGGATTACAAACAGCAGCTTTATGCGTTGCTGGATATGGTGTAGCGGTTGTAGAACAATATAATGGTTCTTCTTGGTCAGAAGTCGGAGATTTAAATACTGCTAGAGGTTCTATGGCAGGATGCGGATCAACAACAGCAGGACTTGTAGCACAAGGAGAATCTCCAGGTGGTAATATAGATTCAGTAGAACAATGGGATGGTTCAAGCTGGACTGAAGTTGCAGATTGTAATACTGCTCGAAATCAACCAGGTGGAGGTGGAACATCTACTTCTTCTATATGTTTTGGTGGCGATCCTTCTGCTTTAACAGAAAACTGGGATGGTTCTTCTTGGACTGAAGTGGGTGATATGTCTACAGCAAGAGGTCGTGCCGCAGCAGCAGGAACATCGAGTTCTGCATTTTGTGCAGCAGGTGCAACACCAGGAGCAACGACTGGAGTTAATAATACAGAAGAATGGGATCAATCAGTATCTGGAAATAATTGGGATACAACATAATGGCAGATTACAAAGAATTAAAAGGAAAACATATTTTAAGTATCGCATCAGACTTGGACAACGCTGCAGGTGAAGGACAAATTTGGTATAATACTACATCTGGAGACTACAAGACGATTGTTAAAGCGGCTGGAACTTGGTCAACTAGTAATAGTTTGAACACAGGTAAAGAAAAATCTTTTGGCATAGGAATTCAAACAGCTGCTCTTACTATAAGTGGAGAAGGTACAGCCACAGTTGAACAATATGATGGTACTTCTTGGTCGGAAATTGCAGATGTTAATACAGCAAGAGAACATGGCGCAGGTTGTGGAACTGTAGCCTCAGGTCTTTTTTTCGGTGGACAACCTCCTGTTACAGGAAAAACAGAATCCTGGAATGGAACCTCATGGACAGAAACTGGAGATTTGAATACCTCTCGAAGAGGAGGAGGTGGATCAGGACCAAGTAGCTCTGCTGCTCTTGCAGCTACAGGTTATGATGGTTCTAATAATGTTACAAATGTTGAAAGTTGGAATGGATCAAGCTGGACTGAAGTGGCTGATGTTAATACTGCACGAAGAACAGGAGCAAGTGGAGGAACGAGCAGTACCGCTTCAATGATAGTAGGAGGCGGAGGACCTGGTAGTGGAACAGCAAATGTCGAAGTATGGGATGGAGCAAGCTGGACTGAAGTAACTGATATTAATACTGCTAGAGAAGAATTTAAAGGTGCTCCAGAGACTTCTGCAACAAATTTGGTTTTTGGAGGTGCTCATGATCCAGGTCCTACAGCTGCTACAGAATATTATGATGGATCTAGTTGGTCAGAGGTCGGAGATTTAAATGAAAATAGACAAAGATTATCAGGAACAGGAACAACGATTTTAGCATTGGCTTCTGGAGGAGGAACTCCTCCCTCTCCCCTTGTTACTGTTGAAGAATGGGATTGGACATCTACCCTTGCTGCAGGTGCATGGGCATCGGGTGGAGCAGCAAATAATCCAAGAGGTAAAGGTGGAGGAGCTGGAATTCAAACTGCAGCTGCAGTTTTTGGTGGTGTCGTTAGTGATACCCCTAAATCAAATACAACAGAAGAATATGATGGTTCTTCGTGGACAAATACAGGAAATTTAAATACAGGTCGACATGCTGGAGCTGGTTTTGGAGTACAAACAGCAGCTTTTTATTGTGCGGGAGAATCAACAGCTTATGTTGATAATGTTGAATCTTACAATGGTTCAACCTGGTCCGAAACAACAGATTTAAGTACAGCTCGTGGAGGTGCAGAAGGTAATGGTACAACAACAGCAGGAATGGTAGTTTGTGGTGCAGTAAACCCGCCTAATTTTTCAACTCTTAACGAACAATGGAATGGTTCTGCTTGGTCAGAAGATGCAGATACTAATACAGGTAGAAATGAGGGTGGATGTGTAGGCACATCAACCGCTGCTTTATATTTCGGTGGTTTTACTCCAGATTTAACAGCAAACTCAGAAGAATGGAATGGAACAGCATGGGCAGAAGGAAACAATGTAAATAGAGTTATTGGACAATCAGGTGATTTTGGCATTCAAACTTCAGCGATTGCTGCTGGAGGAAGTCCAGGAGATGTAGCTAGCACAGAGGAATATGATGGTACTTCTTGGGCTGAAGTTGCAAATTTATCTACAGCAAGAAATATACTTATTGGAAATAATAATAGCACTGATTCTACTCTAGGATTAGTTATGGGAGGAGATCCAGGCGTTACTACTACAGAAGAATGGACACAATCACAAAACATTAAGACAATAGCAGACTAGACAAATGGAATTTAAACAAATATAAAAGGAAAAAGGAGGAGCAATATGGCAAATGACATCTTTAATTACTGCGTAGCAACGAACACTGGAAAGGGTTTCATCACACATGATGATAGCCGAAGATTCTGGATTAGTGGCAATCCTGGTAATGTATGGGTTGCAACAGACTGTGTAGAATCAAGACATTGGATTGCAAGAAACAATGGTGTTTCTAAAACTAAAGAAGAAGCACAAGCTATTGTAACAGCAGAAGTTGAAGCAGCACAAGCAGCTTGGGATGCTTTATCTGATGAAGAAAAAGCATTAACATCAAGACCAGGCGACATAACTCTTCCCTAAAGGAATTAAATGGCAACGTACCGAGAAATTAAAGGACTCACCGTTCCTTATTTAGATGCTGATTTACCTTCTGCTTCTGCAGATACGCAAGAAGGACAGGTTTGGTATAACTCAGCTACAGGAAAGCTACGAGCTTTTATATCCTATAATACATGGGCTACATCTAGTGCTGCAAGTACAGGTCGTGGAGAATTAGGTGGTACTGGACCTCAAACTGCTGCTTTTATATGTGGTGGTAGAAGTCCAACTGTAAGAGCACATACCGAACATTATAATGGTAGTGGCTGGTCAGAAGTTGCTGATCTTAATTCAGCTAGACATGCTTTAGCTGCTTTAGGTACGCAAACAGCAAGTTTAGCTTATGGTGGAGCATTTCCTGGAAGCACTGATTCGGATATATCGGAAGAGTTTGATGGTTCTTCTTGGTCAGAAGGAGACGATTTAAATACAGCAAGACAAGATTTAGGTGGTACTGGAGCTGGAACACAAACAGCTGGGTTAATGGCTGCGGGTAATGTTAAAGCAGGAGGTACTACTACCAAACAACTTTGTGAGTCTTACAATGGAACTAGCTGGTCAGAAGAATCTGATTTAGGAACAGCTAGATATTATACGGGAATTATTGGAGCACAAGATGCTGCTCTTTGTGTATCAGGAGGTCCTGCACCTGCACCAGATGTAACTGTTAATGTAGAATCTTGGAATGGTTCATCATGGACAGAAACTACAAATGTAAATACAGGAAAAGCTCAAGGAGCTTCTTTTGGAACACAAACTCATGCAATTAATGCAGGTGGTGATAATCCAGGTCCTTCTGAACTTAATGCAGAAGAATGGGATGGCACTTCTTGGACAGAAACGACTAACATATCCTCAGAAAAAAAATACCATACAGCTGGAGGAAGTGGAACAGCAGGAGCTCATTTAGCTGGTTACGATATGAGTAATTATGTAGGTACAACAGAAGAATGGAACAAATCAATTTTAACCTATACCCCTGCAGCATGGGCAAGTGGTGGAAATTATGGACAATCTTTAAAAGGAGTTGGTGGAGCAGGAACTCAAACTGCTGGACTTGGATTTGGAGGTCAACCTCCCACTAAAGCTGAAACTTATGAATACGATGGTACGGCTTGGACAGAAACAAATGATTTAAATACAGCAAGATATAATACACAAGGAACTGGAACTCAAACTGCAGGATTAGCAGCTGGAGGATATGATGCTCCAAATCGTAAAGACGAAGTAGAAGAATATAATGGTTCTACTTGGAGTGAACAAAATGATATACCTGCTGCTACATATAATGCGGGTATGGCTGGAACTCAAACTTCAGCTCTTTTCTTTGCAGGTAATAGTCCAGCTGGAGGAAGTACTGCTGAAACTTATGAATATGACGGCACAAATTGGACTGATGGTGGAGATTTAAGTACAGCTAAAAATGCTAACACAGGATGTGGAACACAAACAGCAGGATTATCAATGTTTGGAGAACCTGGTGTATCTAGTGAAGAATATAATGGAACAGCTTGGACAGCTGGAGGAAATGGGAATATTGAACGATATGGTTTAGCTGGATGGGGAATCCAAACGGCAGCTGGAGTAGCTGGTGGTTATGGACCTGGATACTCAAGTCTTTCTGAACTTTATGATGGGACCTCTTGGTCAACAAATGCCTCTTTAAGTACAGCAAGAAGTGCGATAGGAACAGCAAGAAATTCAACACAAGAAGCTGGATTAGTATTTGGAGGATCAAGACCAGCTAATAGTGATGCAACAGAAGAATTTACAGGTGTAACAACAGCCGCAGAAGCTGCTGATATTGACTTTGACTAATATTTAAAAAAAGAGTATAAAACCTCTATATGAAAGAGAAAAGAAACATACACGAACTTATTGTAAAAGAAGAACCTCATCTTCATGAAATATTAGATCCTGCACAAGTTGCTAAATTTAAAGAATTAACAAACGAACTTAGAGATACCTGGACAAAGAAACAAATGTTCAGAACAAAAACAGAGATGGAATTTTCTGTTTTAAATGATGCTAAATATCCAACCAATGCTGCTAAGTATTGGCAATGTGTGAGAGAACAAAATACTCACATGGAAAACTTAATGCATTTATCCTTTGATGCTCGTAAAAATGATATTGAAATAAAACAAAAATTAAAAGAACTAGAAGAAGAAAAAGACGAATTAAAAAAAGAACTCATACAAGTAGAAATAGATGAAAAAACTTATAGTAAAGCTAGTATGCAACTTGTTGCAGCTCATCGTATGAGAGAAGTTACTGAATGGTCTAACTTTAAAAAGATTTATAATGATGGTACTTTTGATGATAAGAATGTAGATACACACCAACTATTATCATACAAAAAGATCATGAAGAATAGAAAGAATACATTAACTCCTGGATCTTCACAACCTGAAGTCTTTAATGTATTAGGTCAATTGCAAACAATTGAACGGGTGGAAGAAGAACGAAAAGCCCTTGGACACGAAAAGAAAAAGGCTATAAGTGAAACACCTAAATACGGAAAACAAGGCTAAACAAATCTACTTTCTTTGTGCGATGCCAAGATCAGGGAATACCTTATTTGCATCACTCATGAATCAAAATCCAGAGATTGCTGTTACCGCCAATAGTATCACCTTGGAAATTATGAAAGATTTATTTCTTCTTAAAAAAATAGATGCCTTTCAAAATTTTCCTGATGAACAATCTTTAGATAATGTTATGGATGAAGTTTATAATCTTTATTATAAACATTGGAATTATAAAGTTATTATTGATCGAGGACCTGTTTGTACATCTAGCAATCTAAAGATCATGCAAAAACATTTTAAACAACCTATACGATGTATTGTATTAGTTAGAGATTTATTAGATGTTTTAGCTTCTTATATTAAATGGTTTGAAACTGAGCCAACTGCTTTTTTAAATCAATTAAAAACAATAGATGAAAAATTAAGTCGACTTATGCACAAGTATGGAGCAATAGCAAAAGGACTTTTATCTATTCAGTATTTACTTCAGCATCCTGAGATGGCTGTGTTTATTAAGTATGATGATTTAGTTGTTAATCCAGAACAAGAATTAAGAAAAGTCTACACTTTTTTAAATCTCCCCTATTTTCCGCATAAGTTTATTGATCTAGATCAAATTACCGTGAATGGTTTACAATATAATGATAGTATTACAGGTAAAAATATGCACACCATTAGAACACAAAATGTTCACAAGGTTGATAATCCATATAAGAATATGATACCAGAGAGATTTATTAAGGAATATGGACACATCCGATTTTAAATTTATCTGGTTAGGGCAAACTATTTTAAGATATAAAGTTCCTTTAGATGTTTTTAATACTCTTAATGGAATTTACGAAACTAATTTTGTTAATCTTCCTGATGCTCATAAACAACTTGTGGGGAAAATAAGAAAAGAAAATTCTTTGTTTTTTGGTGGTGCTCCCAATAATAAAATGCACCGACATAATTTACTTCCTCCTTATGTTTTAAATTGGTTTGAAAGTAAATTTAGACATTATTTAGATTTTAATAAAATACATCCTTATACACTTCATATGAACTCTATATGGATTAATGAGATGAAAGCAGGAGAATACAATCCTATTCATATTCATCAAGGCACGATTTATACAGGACTTTCATCAGTCATGATGCTTAAACTTCCTAAAGATATGGGTCCTGAATATGCAAGACCTGATACTCCTTTAAATGGTAAGTTACAAATCGTAGGTGCAGCTAATGGTCAATTTGTAAAATCTGACTATTCACCTATTGCAGAAGAAAGAGATTTTTATATTTTTCCTTATGACATGAGGCATTGTGTTTATCCTCATACCAATCCTAATGCCATAAGACGCACACTTGCAGCCAACATGGATGTAGAGTATAACCCTGTTAGTACAAGGACAGCAGGATGATACCTACAGAACCTACTTGGAGAAGTTATATAGCTGAAACAACTCAGCCTATCTTTTCACCTAAACAATGCCAGATGGTTATTGATAAGGGCATGAGTTTAAAAAAAGAAACAGCTGCAGTAGGTATGGGTAATCCCAAAGGAAGTGGTATTGATCCTGACAAAAGAATTACAACAATTAGTTGGATTCCTTTTAAAGAAATGCCAGAGATGTATCGTGATATTGAAAAGACTATGCTTCAAGCAAACAATAATCACTTTGGTTTTGAAGGAATGCGATTAACTGAACCTGGACAATTTACACATTATCTTACAGGTGGATTTTATGAATGGCATATGGATAATGATGTAGTAGGAAAACATCAGCCTCCTGTTCGTAAAATCTCAATGACACTTCTGTTATCTGATCCTTCTACCTTTGAAGGTGGTGAATTAGAGTTTATGAGTAAAGGTAAGACTGCAAAGTTAAAACAAGGTCAAGCTATTTTCTTTGCGAGTTGGTTACAGCACCGAGTTAAACCCGTTACTAGAGGTGAGAGAAAATCTTTAGTCATGTGGTTTGGAGGTCCTTCCTTTAAATGATTACTGAGCATCATTTTCCAACAATCATTTATATTAAAGATCTACCGAATGCTCTTCAGTTGAATCAATATTTAGAACAAAAGATTATTCAATGGAGCCAACAGGATAAAGGCGAACAAAAAACTAATGCAGGTGGATGGCATAGTAAAACGGATATGAATAAAAAAGAAGAATACAATCCGTTAACAAAAGAACTCTTTAATATGCAAGATGAGATTTATCAAAAAGAGCATTTGTCTTTAAAACCTGTACTTGGAAATATGTGGGCAAATATTAATTATCCAAAATGTTTTAATAGACCTCATATTCATCCTAACTCATTATTCTCAGGTGTTTATTTTATTAAGACTCCTCAAAAATCTGGTAATTTGATGGTATACGATCCAAGACCAGGAGTTCAAATGGCAATGCCTAGTCGTAAAAAGGGAGATCTTCCTCCTGCATCGTGGAGAGAAGTACATTACGAACCTGTTGCAGGAAGATGTATTATGTTTCCTTCTTGGTTATGGCATGAAGTAAAACCTAATGAAAGTAATGATATAAGAATATCTGTATCGTTTAATTTTTTACAACGATGAGTTTCAAAGAAAAGAAATATGAAGTTATTCCCAATGCTATTTCTTACGAACTCGCTAATTTTGCTTTTAATTACTTTTTACTTAAAAGAGATGCTGTAAACTGGATGTATCAGAATAATTACATATCAGAATTTACACCAGGATTTGGTACTTGGAAAGATAAACAAATTCCTAATACCTATTCCTGTTATGGTGATTTTTTCATGGAAACTTTAATGATGAAAGTATTACCTATTATGCAAAAGTTTACAGGTTTAAATGTTATACCAACGTATACTTATACTAGAGCATATAAAAAGGGAGATATTTTAAAAAGGCATAAGGATAGACCTAGCTGTGAAATATCCACAACCTTACATTTAGGTGGAGAACCTTGGTCTATTTATATAGATCCTACGGGATCTAATAACGTGATTGATGAATATAAAAATATTCATAAACCTAATGCTCCTAAAGGAGTACCCGTTGATCTTAACGTAGGAGATATGTTAATATATAGCGGATGTGATTTAGAACATTGGAGAGAACCTTTTGAAGGTAATGTCTGTGTTCAAACATTTCTTCATTATAATAATGCAGATGGAAAATTTGCTTATAATAATAAATTTGATAAACGACCAATGTTAGGAATACCAAAATGAAACAATTACTATTAGCACTACAAAGACAATACGAAGCTAAAATATTAGAAGCAGATTATCAGATTAAGCATTATAGTTCTCATAATTTAGCTGTTAATGCTCATTCAGATATTATAAATGAACTTGATAAATGGGTAGATCGTAAAGCCTTTTATGAAGGTAAGTTAAAACAAGTTATAACTTATATGCCTAAAGAAGATAAGAAAGATAAAAAGGATGGCAAATAATTATAAATTCACTGGTGTAGCATTAGCTACAACTTCTGAAACAACTTTATTAACAGCAGCAGCTGATACTACAGTTGTTATAAGATCTATTAGAGTTACTAATAATACTTCTAATACACCGACTATCTCATTAGATTTATCTGATGATTCAGCAAGTACTGAGTATACAATATTAAAAACTCAAACACTTGCAGCTAATACAGGTGTAGAATTATTATCAGTACCTTTAGTCCTAGAAGAATCTGATGCACTAAAAGCAACAATGAGTTCAACAGATTCAACACATATAGGAATAAGTTACTTAGTAATTTCGTGATCCAATTAATTAACATACCAACCAAAAGTGTTGATGAGGCTTGGGGGGTAGTTAGAACCGATATAGCCAATGCTTTAACACGTTCTAACGGATATGCTTTATCAGAGCATATTAAGAAATGGATTATAGAAGAAAAGATGCAGCTCTGGATTCTTTGGGATCAAGAAGCTGACAAAGAAAAGTATTACGGAGTTGTTGTAACTGAAGTAATACAACGACCATTACAACGATGCCTGAATATTAAAATAATGACAGGAAGACATCGTGAGAAATGGCAACATTTAATCAAACATATAGAAGACTTTGCTTGGCAACAAAATTGCGATTTACTCGAATTAGTTGCTAGACCTGGGTGGAAGAAAATTCTGAAACCCTTTGGTTATAAAGAAAGTCATGTATTGTTAGAAAAGAAAAAAAAGGAGAATAAATAATATGTCAATCGGAGGCGGAGGAAGTGGCGGTGGAACACAAACTACTGTAGCTTCTACACAACCATATGGTCCAGCGGAACCTGCTTTAGGGCAGATTCTGTCTGAAGCACAAACTATATATGGGCAAGGTCCAGCAGCAGCTGGATATGTTGCTCCTACAACTCAAACCCTAGAAGGTATAGCAGCTCAAGAACAAATAGCTAATGCTGCTAATCAGCAAATATTAGGTACTATTCAAGGTCAGTATACGAATCCTTTTTTATCTCCTTTGATCGCACAATCTGCTCAAGATGTGTATTCTAATGTAGCTGGACAATTTTCTGGTATGGGTAGAACACCAACAAGTCCAATGGCACAACAGGCTGTTATAGGTCAAGTTGCACAAAAAGCATTACCTTATGCATTTGGTCAATTAGAACGAGAACGAGCAAGACAACTTCAAACAGCTCAAAGAGTACCAAGTTTAACTGCTGTTGGCGGACAATTAGAAGATATACAAAGACAACAACAAATGGCTCCAAGTGATGCGTTAGCTCAATATTATAATGTTGCAGCTCCCATTGCTTTTGGGCTACCAACACAAAACGTACAAAATCAACTACCAGACGCTAACCCAATAACTATGGCTGCAGGCGGAGCAATGACAGGAGCAGCTTTAGGATCTATGTTTCCTATGGGAGGAGGCATGGGTGCACTTATTGGTGGCGGTATGGGATTATTAGGAGGATTATTATAATGGATAAATTTTTAGACACAATAGAACATTACTGGACTAATCACAAAAAAGCTGTGATTATAGTTGCAGTAATAATCGTATTAGCAATCATAGCGTAAGGAGAATATAAATGTCAGGAGGCGGAGGCGGCAACGGCAATGGCGGAGGCGGAGGACCACCAGGTGGTGGTGATCCAGGAATGTCTTATTCAGCTCCAACAGGTCGTCAAGATAGAGAAGGAGCTGCATCATCTCAAACATATTCAGCACCAGATAGAGGTGGACCTCCAGGAGGAGGAGATCCAGGTATGACTTATACTGCACCTGCTCCAACACCAGATAGAAATACATATGATGAGTGGGCTACAGTTATTGATACACCTGAAGTTATACCTACTGTTACATCTGAAAATGTATCTAAAGAACCTGTGTATGCTGATAGAATCCAAAGAATATCTACTGGAGAAGAACCTGGTTATAGAGCACAAGATTCTCAACCTTTTGGTTTAAGTAAAGAAGAGGCATATAGACAAGGTAAAATTACAGTAGATCAAAGAGATGCTGATCCTGTATTAACAGCACCAGAAGAAAGAGATTTAACAAGAGATTTAACCTTTGCAGAGCATTGGAATTTAGCACCAGACGCTTTAAAATATTCACCTACCCTTAGACTATTATGGGCTACAGGTGCAAATTTAGGAGAATGGTCTAAAAGACAAGGTGCTAATGTTTGGGATTGGGGAACAGGAGAATCTAATATTTCACCTGCTCCTGATAGAGGAGATGGACAAGGTGCAACAGGTGCAGTATCTGCAGCACAATCTAATTACATAACTTCTGGACAAACATCTCCAAGTAATTCTGTTGCTGCTAATTGGTATCAAAGTTTAGGAACAGGAAGTGCATCAGGTAATAGTGGTGCATTTAATCTAGCTTCTGAATATGCAGCTGCACAACAAAAAGTAAAACAAACACTAGGAACACCTAGTGCTGTAGGAATGTTAGCTGTAAATGATAGTCCATTTTTTGACTTCTTACAGAAACATAATTTGACAAAAGGAATATTATAATATGGGAATGTTCGATATATTCGCAAATTGGGGTATGCAAAACCCTGATGAAAGAAAGAAATCTTTAGAAGAAATTGCTAGAGGTTCACAATATGGTACAGGTTTACAAAACAAAAGTGATTTTAAAGATAGTTCTAGTTTAGTTTCTAGATATAATTTAAGAGATAGACAAAATCCAAATGTTGTACCTATGCAAAAAAAACAATCAATTTACCCAGATGCCATAACAACAGGTGGTCAAGGAACTCAACAAGGTGATATAGGATTTTTACAAAGACTCTCTAATTTAGCTGGAGTAGATATGGATAAAGCTGCAGCAATGTGGAAAGACAAAGGTGGCTTTGAAGGACTAATGTCTAATCCTGCCTTTACTATGGGCTTAGCATTTATGCAAGCTGGAGCTAATGGTAAAACTTTAGGTCAAGATGCACTAAACAATGTTGTTAAAGCAGCAGGAATATCTGCTGAATTTAAAGATAGAATAGCAGCTAGAAAACAAGCACCTATACAAGCTACTGCTGGAGATATAGCAGAAGTTAAAGATTTACTTCAAACTATGAAAATAGACGAACCTAATATGTGGGAAAAAGCATTTGGTTGGATTAAAGGTGATAATGTTACTGCTAAATATGATGAAGCAGCTGAACAAATTGCTGTTGAATATCAAAAAGAAATTGCAATACTTCAGAAAAATAATAAATCGGGTAAACCACTTGTTATTGATACACCTTTAAAGAAAAGAATTATTAAAAAAGTTCTTAAATCAGGTAAAATTAAACATAAAAAAGGATGGTTTGGTCCAGTAACTAAAGGTACTATACAAGGTACATCTGAAGATCCTTTTAAAGCAAGAGGTGGTCCAGTTAAAGCTAATAAAGCCTACATTGTAGGAGAAGAAGGACCAGAAATTATGATAGCTAAATCATCAGGTAAAGTATTATCTAACGATGATTCACAAATATTTGCTATGCTATTAGCAGCAAACCCACAATTACAAAAAGTATCTAAAGCGAGAGCTGAGAAGATTATGAGATCTCGTTTCCCTGAATACTTTGAATAGGAGACATAATGATTAAAATATTCCATCCCAGAGGACTGAAAGAACTTATCTGGAAAGCAGGAAGAACTACTGAAACAGTAGCTTTTAAAAGATTAATTAAAAAACATCCTAAGCAAGGCATTAGAGCATTTACAATTGCTCAACGCAAAGGATTAAAAAAAGTTCAAGCTCTTGGTAAAAGACATGGAGTTGAAGGACTTGGTGTATCTTTAAGAGGAAAAAGAGTTAAACCTTCTAGATATAAACCCACACATTTTGATGATCCTAATAAGGCTTATGCTGATCTACATCAAATTAAAGGTAGAGCTTCAGCAGAAGCTAAAGAAACATTACATGGATGGGGATTTAGACCAAGAAATCCTAAATTTTACAAAGTTTCAGAAAGAAGAATAGATCCTTTAACAGGAAGAGCTTCTCTTGTTAGAGTTCGTAAAGGACCACAATATATAAAACATAAAAATTTATCTGCTTGGATCAAAAGTGGTAGAAAAACTTATAAAGATTAATGGCTAATGATTTTAATGTTAATGAATTTAAATTAAAAGACCCAGTACGTAGTATACCCGATGGTTTAAAAGAACCAGTAAAGGATTCAACGCCTGGGTTTTTTCAGTCTCTTCGTAATCCATATCACCTATGGTTAGAAGAATCTTTACCAGCATCACTCTACCAATGGATGACTGGCAATACAAAAAAGAAACAAGCACAAGAAGCACTCAATTACATTCGTAATAATCCTCAGCAACAAGGATCTAAAATTTATCAGGAAGCTGAAAGAAAACTACAAAGATTTGGTTATCTTTTAGATGATGGTCCTATGTCCATAGACATGAAGGAAGTTGGTAATATGATTAAAGCCAACCCTAAACTCTTTGGAGCTGAATTAGTTAATATGATTATGGCAGATCCTTGGTTATTATTTATGCCTCTTGGATGGCATAGATTAGGTAGAGGAGTTGTTAATGGTATTAGATTAAAACGAGCTAAGAATCTTAGCATGACTACAGTAGCAGCTAAGAAAGCTGATAACATGGCTGATATTAAAGTTGGAGCTATGGCTACACTCGGAATACCTTTTGCATTCTCAACTGCATGGCAATTAGGAGAAGATGCTACATTAGATCCTAAAAGAACTACAGTAGAAACTACATTAGGAGCTACAGCAGGAGCTTTAATCTCAGTAGGTTTTGCAGGCACAGGAGCTTTAGCACAAAGATTAACTCAAGTTCCTAAAAATAGAGTTTTACAAATACAAAACCAAGTTTTAAATAAACATGGAATTAATCCTGAGAAATTATTAGACTATAATGAAAATGGTATTTTCCGTTCTGTTGATGAACTTATAGACGAGATACAAAAACAAACTAGAATTATTACAGATCCTAAAAAATTTCAAGTTATTAAAGCAGATATGACTGCTGCCTTAAGACAGCTGAATGAACATGGAAGAGATATGTCTTTTAATGCTGCTCTTAAAAGAGGTGGTACTCTTGCAGCTATAGGTGCAACTGCACAATTCTTAACAGCTGATGATGAGAAATTATTAGCAACAGCTAAGGGTGCAGGAGCTGGTGCAGCTATATATTTAGCTGGAAGATTCCTTACAAGTAAACTTAGGCAAATGCCTAAAGACTTTGATGCTGCTACTATATCAGCAGAAGCTACATTAGATGCAGCTAAAATGAGTACAGTTAAATTAAACTCTGCTGCATATGAACTAGCTAATAAGATTAAACAAAATATACCTGATGCAATAGATTCTAGACGTAAGATATTTTATTACTTAACTAGAGCTAGAGTTGATAGAAAAAACTTTAGATATGATGGTAAATTAAAACCTATTGCTGATTCAGAATTATCTGCTAGAGAATTAGATGCAGCTAAAGCTATTAGAAAAACATTTGATAGTTTAGAGCAATCTCTTGGTAAAGAAGGTAGTGGTTTATTATTTAATAAAAGAGTTAACTATCTTCCTTTATTATGGGAACATTATAATCCTAAGATACAACCTTTTAGATTTGTTAAAGAATTTGATCAAACAGTAACTGGTCCATCAGGTAAGTTTCAGTTTGCTAAACGTGGTGTCTTTGGAGATATTAACGCAGGACTTCAAAAGAACTTTAAAATTAAACCAGGTTATGATGATCCTACTGAACTTATTAAAGTATATACTCATGCAGCAGGTAAAGCATTATCTACTAGGGCTTTAATTACAAGTTTAGAAACTTCAAAAATAGAAGGTCTACCTCTCTTAATCAGAAGAGGAACAAGACCTGTTAATCAAAACTATATAGAATTTAAACATCCTTACTTTGAAGGTAAAGAAGGATTCCCTTATATCCATAGAGGAATGGATAAATCATTAAGAATGGTTTTCGATGCTACAGATGAACAACCATTAATGTCAGCACTTTTTACGACTAACTTAATGATGAAGAGATTAGCGGTAGGTTTTTCATTTTTCCATGCAGGTGCATTAGTTGAATCAATGTGGTTTGCTGGATCTAAATGGAATTTTATTAAGAAAATATTAAACCCAAGATCTAAAGCTGAATTAGAAAATCTAATTAATAATCCTAGAACTTATGTTAATGAGTTTCCTCATGCAGTAAACCAATTAGAACAACATGGCTTTAGGGATGTTATTCAATTTTCTAGAGGATCAGGATTACAAATATCAACACCTGAAGATATAGGATTTGATAGATTCTATTATAACTTAAGAGGAGTTGATACCTTTTTAAAAAGACATTTTGGTATTTCATCTAGTGGTAAAGCTGAAAAAGTTTTTAAATGGTTTGATAGAATAACTTGGGATAGAGTATTTACTCATGCTAAACTTAATACTTTTCTTACAGCATTAAATAAATCTGTACAGCCTGGAGATACTCAAGCTATTATATACAGGAAAGCACAACAAGCAGCACAGTTTTCTAATGATGCTTTTGGTGGACAAGACTGGGCTAAATTAGCTAATAGCATACAAACACCTTGGTTAAAGAGAATGATGCAAACTACATTTGCACCAGGCTCTAGAGGTTATATGCAGTTGTTAATGTTTGCTCCTGACTGGACAATATCTAATGTTAGAATTATTGCTAAGTCTTTACCTGCATTTGAAGCTGATCCACAGTTAAGAAGACTATACCAATTTTATTTTGCTAAAGCTGCACTTACTTATGCAGCAGCAGGATCTGCATTAAACTATGCATTTAGCGGACACTCTATATTAGAGAATACAGATCCAACAAGAATTGACTTAGGGAATGGTGAAGTACTTACTTTCTCAAAACAGTTAATGGAACCTTTCCATTGGATAACTGCTCCACAATCTACTGGTCTTAAAAAGATAGGAGCATTACCTAGAGTTACAATAGAAGTATTAACAAATAAGAAATACTTGACAACTAAGTGGAGTCCAAACATCACTAAGAAAGATGATGAAGCTATTGAAAAAGGTTTAAAGATAGGTGGTCAGGTTGGTAAAAGATTTTTACCTATTTGGCTGCAAACAGCATCACAAAATATTGCTGAAGGTTTAGAACGAGATGGGCTTAGTGCTGATCTTGCTTGGGACACAGCAGTTGATTTTGTGCTAGGGCAAAGTGGTCACCCTAGATACCAAGGACCACGATATACACAATATAAAACAAAAGGATTAGTAAGGTCTCCTTACGAAACATTATTTTAATGAGTAGACATACAGAAAATAAAGAAGAAATATTAAAAATTCATGGCGAACTTAAGGTAATTAATACTAAGTTAGATAACCATATTGTACACTTAACAGCTAGAGTAAATACGATTTATAAAATTATTTGGGTTGTTGGTGTTATGGCGTTAGGAAACCTTTTAGGGTTAGTTAAAACTCTCCTGGTTCCATAATGAAAGTAGCTTTGGCAATTGTTATGTGCTCTCTTGTTTATGCAGAGTGCATGCCTCCTTATGAATTTCCCGAAAGATACCGAAGTCATTACGAATGTATGATTGCAGGATATGAAAAATCATTATCTAAAATGAAAGAAATTGGGAGAACAGATATTAATAAAGATCAAGTATTTATTAAATTTGCTTGTTATCCAGTAGAAGAACCAGGTTCAGATACATAATTTTGTACCTCTAGGTCTAGACTAACACACTAATTAGTTGTACAAGCAATAATATGCTTCGAAAATCAATACTTTGCATTAGCGATCAACACTCTCCATATCATCATCCAGATACACTTGACTTTCTGGCTGCACTCAAGAAAGAATACAAACCCGATTGTATTGTGAATATGGGAGATGAATTAGACTGGCACAGTATTTCTTTTCATGACCATCATCCAGGATTACGTGCACCTAAAGATGAACTTACGGAAGCTAAAGTATTCTTCCAAGAGTTACATAGTATGTTTCCTAAAATGCATTTATTGGATTCCAATCATGGAAGTCTAGTATTTAGGAAAGCAACAAGA